GGTGAGCGTGTTCACAGAGACGTGGCTATCCAGCCACAGGGAGACCTTGCAATCCCTCAGACCCTAACCCATTCCCTCCATCCGGCTAAACAATGTGATCAATTGGTACATTGTGTGACCTAGGATAAGGAAGGAGTGAGGATCTTTCATGAATTGCGCGGATCTCAGCGCGAGCCGTAAGTTCTGCATACATTGCCTTCGGCTCAGAGTATGCCCTTTCGAGATACTCCGAGATTCGACCAGGTACCCAACTCTCCACCGCTTCTAGTTGTAGAACGGTATTAAGGGAGAGAAGTTTCGTCTTCTTGGCCTTTTTACGAAGACGACCGAAGGTCGCATCTGCACGGTTCTTAAGATATTCTTGTTCAAGTTTATCGTCAATAGGATTCCATCTGTAGTCGGAATCCCATCCCTCTTGTACTACATCGCGCCAAAGGAAGGGCGCGAACAAGGGTGACTGTAAGACTACACGTGCCTTAGACGCCTGATCTAGCGACAAGTCCCATGAGTTCTCAAGACGTTTACCTAATTTGGATCGAATTATACCTGCATTCTCCTCAAACATTTGAAGTGGTTGAGGCTTATCATATTTAGGGTTGATCTGACCCTTAATATAGATAGAATGCGGTTCACGATAGGCAAACACCGGAGTAACCCGTTCTAATTGTGCAAGCTCCCTAAGTGTTCTCCTTACCCACGGCGGAAGACCTATATCCGCGGTAGGCATCTTAGGAAGTGACCCGTGAAGAATTTGTTCAAAGCAGTACGAAGCGATCTGCAACTGTGGGCGTGTGACATGCTTGTCAAGATCAAAACAAGGAATGCCAAGCCCCCCTAAGTGTAAAGGTAGGAACCAGCTCATACCTGATGGTACTTTCTCGAGATAAGGCCTCATTCGTTCTATCCAGATAGAAATCAGTTTTACCTGACGTTTCTCTGGGAAGCCTTGAATAAAAGCTCGAGCACAAGCCCCATAAGAGGTATAGTGTCGTTCCTCCCCACCTTTAGCAACAAAGGGTGATGCAAGTGAGAAATTAAGGAAGGGAATCCTTTCGAACTTAGAACCAGTTCGCAGGTATAGCTCAGAGTTCATCTGAAGCCAATTCTGTGCTGTGTAGCACTTACCTGGTGAAGGCGTCATACCGACGTGCTTCGACAACTCCCTCCACCTCCTCTCCTCTACTGCATCGAATCTCATGACACAATCGTCCCCATTAATAGCCAGCGGAAGATCTTGAAGTTCCTTCTGGACCGTGAAGGAACACGCACACACTGCTGCATTGACCAAGCAGAGAATAGGAAAACTCACAGGCGAACCCATAAGCTGTCCATTCCTCTGCCTTACCAAAACTTGTTCCTTCTTGCTCCCATAGATCAACAGGTGACCTACAAGAGCCTTCGAGCCCAAGCGGCGAAGCCAATTTGGTGCGCGTATCCTAGACATGATCCTATTCCAGGCATAGCGACTAAATCGTTGTCCGAGATTATCCGTAGCTGCGGAATAATCGCCAGAGACGTACATCTTACCGGGTTCCTCTCCAATAAATCTACTATCAAGATAGTCAGAAGTTATCGGTGCACCAATAAGCCGGAATGTTGGATGATTTCTCAACCGTTCATGCATCAGCTGTTGAATGGGCTTGAGGACCCAGTAAGGAAAACTGTCTCCTTTTGTAATTGTTCGTACTTTAAGCGGCTCCCGAAGGAAAACCGGTGTAGCAGCGAACCTGCTATTGCTACACTGCCAGAACACATCATCCCATACCTGATCCCAGGACTTACCATATACATTTGAATATAAGGGGTCCGGTGAAATCTGTTCGAATTCCGAGGAAACTTCCTGCAATTCAATCGCAGAAGCAACCTCTCGAACAGCACCCCCTGTACTCCTTGAGTAAAATGTATGTGCCGAGAATGATGGAAAAGGTGTTTTCTTCTTAAGTAAAACCGACCAATCAGATGGTTTGAAAAGCGAGTCAATGATCTCATCAAGCTTGCGCTCGAGAACCGTGTTCCTTTCGGAATCCAGCTCAGCTTCTTTATCAAACTCAACCTTTTCGGCCCAGTTTCCCTTAGGTCGTTTAGCGCGCGAATACCATCGGGGCTCCGTTCCCAGAGCAATACGATGTTTCGCCTCCGTTGCCCGAATTAGCTCCTCTTGTACCTGAGGGGTGCCTTTCTTGGCTTGGAGTAAAGTCTGTCCTAGACTGAGTACCTTACGAACCTGTGAAGGTGATCCGTAGAGATAAAGATGCTTCTTGTGTCTAAGCATACTATTTATCCACTCAGCAAAGTCCCGTGGGAAGAGTCTTTTGAGAGCGCTTTTCCGGCGTAATCCCATAGACCAAGGTTCGTCAACCACTTCGGTACCCGTGATCCAACCCAAACTATTGCCATAGAACCACTTCATCAATTTCTCGATGGGTGTTTCCTTGACTAAGTCAGATGAGATCCAGAATTCCAAGATAGACTGAACACGATCCTCCCCTTTTAGGCCCTTTCTAGAAAGCTTCGCGCTATGCACTAGAACATCGACCAGATGTCTAGCATGCGATTCAAGATGGCTTCTCTCGTTCAGAGAAGTATTTGAATCTTGCGCAGAAACCAAAATGTTCTTTGGTGGAGCTTTCGCCCCAGCCGTTGATATGTTATCCATAACTGTCAACCGTTACTAAGTATACTCGT